CGGGCGCACGCTCCACACGGTGAGGGGCGACCTGTTCAGGATCGCCGAGTGGTAGGGCTGGAACGGCGTCCCGAACGAGGGCGGGCGGATGGGCGCGGCCGACGTGGCGCGCGGCATCCTCGACAGGGAGGCCGACCTCGGCCTGACCGGCCGCGTGCGGCCGGGGCCGGCGGACTCGAGCATCTACGACTCCGACAACGGGCCGTCGGTGGCCGAGGACATGAGGGTCGCGGGCGTCACCTGGCAGAAGGCCGACAAGGGCCCGGGGTCGCGCGCGCAGGGCTGGCTGCAGCTGAGGAAGCTGCTGAAGGGCGCGCTGCCGCCTGCGGGCGGCGGGCCGCGCGAGACGCCCGGCCTGTTCGTGACCGAGGCGTGCGTCAACTTCCTGAGGACGATACCGACGCTGCCCAGGGACGACTCGAACCTCGACGACGTCGACACGGCCGCCGAGGACCACATCGCGGACGAGGCGCGCTACCGCTCCAGGTGGAAGCCGAAGACCATGAAGCAGGGCAACTTCTAGGAGGTGCGACTGTATGGGCGATGACAAGAACGAACTGGGCCCCCTGACCCCGTCCTCGGCCTACGCCGCGATGACGCCCGGGTGGGCCATGATCGAGACGCTCCTCGGCGGCACCGCCGCCATGCGCGGCGCGGGCCGGGAGTACCTGCCCCAGTACCCCGAGGAGACCGACGCCGCGTACAGGTGCCGCCTGCAGAGGGCGACGCTCTTCAACATGACGGAGCTCACGCTCGAGGGCCTCGTGGGCAAGCCCTTCGGCGAGCCGGTGGGCGCGGGCGAGGACGTCCCCGAGGCCGTGCAGGCCCTGCTCGAGGACGTGGACCTCCAGGGCAACGCCCTCGAGGTGTTCGCCCGCAACTGGTTCAGGGACGGCCTGGCCAAGGGGCTCAGTCACGTGCTGGTGGACTTCCCGCCCGCCGTGGCCGAGGCCGAGGGTGCCGCCGGCGTGACCCTCGCAGACGAACGCGCGGCCGGGCGCCGGCCGTACTTCGTCCACGTGCGCCCTGAGAACCTGGTCTTCCTCTCCGCCGAGACCGTCAACGGCAGGGAGGTCCTCACCCAGGCCCGTATTGTCGAGACCGTCGTCAGGTCCGAAGGCTGGGATGAGGTCTGCGAGACCCGCGTGCGCGTGCTCTACCCCGACAGGTGGGAGGTATGGGAGTTCGTCAAGACCTCCGCCAACTCCGACAAGGGCGAGTGGCGCAAGACCTCCGAGGGCGTGAACACGCTCGGCTTCATCCCCCTCGTCACCTTCTACTCCAACAGGACCGGGCTCGGCATGTCCAAGCCGCCTCTCCTCGACCTCGCCTACCTCAACGTCTCCCACTGGCAGTCAGCCTCCGACCAGCGCAACGTGCTGACCGTGGCCCGCTTCCCTATCCTGGCCGCGTCCGGGGCGCTGCCTGACGGCGACGACGGCAAGATCGTCATCGGGCCGAACAAGTGGCTCCACATGACTGACCCCACCGGGAGGTTCTACTACGTGGAGCACACCGGCGCGGCCATCGCGGCCGGCAGGCAGGACCTGCAGGACCTCGAGGCGCAGATGGCCTCCTACGGCGCGGAGTTCCTCAGGACCCGCCCCGGCAACCCCACCGCCACCGCGAGGGCCCTTGACTCGGCCGAGGCGGTGAGCCCGCTGCAGGCCATGGTGTCTGCGTTCAAGGACGCCGCCGAGCAGGCCCTGCTGTACATGGCGAAGTGGCTCGACCCGAAGGCCACCACCGGCGGCACGCTCGCGATTTCCACAAACTTCAGCGCCGCGTGGGCCGGCGCCACCGAGGAGATCAGCGCCCTGGTCAAGGCCCGCAGCATGCGCGAGATCAGCCGCGCGGCCTTCCTCAGCGAGCTCAAGCGCAGGAAGATCCTGGCCGACGACTACGACTCCGAGGCCGACGCCGCGCAGCTGTCGACCGAGGCACCCGACGCCGGCGGCATGTTCCCCGCTGGCGAGGCGACGGAGGAGTAGCGCGTGGCCTCTGCCAACATAGAGCTCCTGGACGCCACGGTCCGGCACCAGGTGCAGCTCCTCAAGTTCGCAGACGGCCAGGCGGCCACAGCCGCCAGCCTACTCGGCGAGGCCCGTGAGGAGTTGATCGCCATGCTCCGCACGGAGTTGCCTGGCGCCACCGCGGCGAGGACGTCGGCCCTCCTCAGGGCCGTCGAGGCCCAGAGGCGCGAGGTCCTCGCCCGCCTCGGCGAGAGGATCGAGGGGGACCTCGGCGCGCTGACCGAGGTGGAGGCCGAATGGGAGGGGGCCGCGATCCGTGGCTCCGCGCCGTTCGCGCTCGACCTCGCGTCGCCGGCCGCCGCGAGGCTCAAGGCCATAGTGTCCACGCCGATCAACGGCGTCCCGCTGTCCGGCTGGCTGAAGTCCCTGGCGGACGCGGACGTCCAGAGGGTGCAGCAGCAGATCAGGCTCGGCCTCCTGGAGGGCGAGCCCGTCGACGCCGTGGTAAGAAGGATCAGGGGCACCAAGGCGGCCGGCTTCGCGGACGGCGTACTGGCGATCACCACGAGGAACGCGCAGGCGATCGTGCGCACGGCCGTGTCCCACGTCTCAACGGCGGCCCGCGGCGAGGTGTGGGCGGCGAACGCCGACATCATCGGCGGCCTTCGGTGGACCTCCGTCCTCGACGGTCGCACCACCCTCACATGCGCGTCCCGCGACGGTCAGGTGTACCCGGTGGACTCGGGGCCGCGCCCGCCCGCGCACTACGGCTGCAGGTCCGTCATGGTGGCCGTCATCGACGGCGAGGCCGCCCTCGGTGACCGCCCGTCTGTCGTGGACACCAGGACGCGCCGCGCCCGCGAGACCGACTTCAGGGCCGAGGCGCGCGCCAAGGCCGGCGACGCCTGGGGCAAGATGACCGCGGCCGAGCGGAACGCCGCCGTGGCCGGCTACAGGAGGTCCTGGGCGGCGCAGCACGTGGGGCAGGTGCCGGCGAAGACCACGTACGAAGACTGGCTGCGCAGGCAGTCCGACGCGTTCCAGGACGACTACCTCGGACCTGCGCGCGCCAAGCTGTTCAGGGAGGGCAAGGGCCTTGGGAGCTTCGTCGATTCGAAGGGCGGCGCCCTGACGCTCAAGCAACTGAGGGCCAGGAGCGCGGGCGACGCGCTGGCGGTGACGCAGCCCGGGGTGGGCATCAAGGCGAAGGCCCTCCTTCAGCAGGGCCTGTCCGCTGACGAGACACTGAAAGCCATCCAGAAGGAGTTCCCTGACGCCTCGACCTCGAAGGCGTCCGTGGCCAGCTACAAGTCAGAGCTCAAGAAGGCGGGCCTACTCGGTCAGGGCCCGACGGTGTCCAAGGAGGGGCTCACACCGGCGGCCTCCGTCGACGCCCTCATCAACGACTTCGACGCCTCCCTGCCAAGCGGACTGCGCGAGGCGGTGTCTGGCAAGTGGGCGCAGGTCGTCGGGTCACTTGAAGGGGCGCCCGGCGTGTACGCGTACCACAAGGCTGGCAGCGGCGTGTTTGTCTCTTCGCAGAAGCTCGCCTCGATCAGCCAGGCACAAGCCAAGCAGGTGCTCTCGCACGAACTCGGCCACGTCCTCAACACCCAGCACGGCGTCACAGCGGACACGGACTGGGCCAAAGCACTGGCCAGCGTCAAGGCGTCGTTGCCGTCAGACGCGCGAAAGCTCTACTCCTACTATCTTTCCAGTCCGCAAGAGTTCGCGGCTGAGGTACTAGCCCAGGCCATCAGCCCGAGTCCGCTTACGTCACAGGGCCTGTCAGCGCTGCAGTTCCGCGAGGCGACCAGTGCCCTCATAAGCGATGCAGGCAAGGCGATCAGCAAGCACTTCGCCACGAGCGTCGGAAAGCCCGCGCACGTGGTCCCCCTTTCAGTCGCCGGAGCTACCGGCGGAGAGCACAAGACCATCGCCTCTCTCGCCAAGGCGCTTCTGCAGCAGGGGCTTGCCGACGATGAGGTCTTGGCGGGCGTGAAGGCGGCGTTCCCAGGCGCGCAGACCTCAAAGGCCTCCATCGCCAGTTACAAGTCCGCGCTCAAGAAGGCCGGCGGGCTCAAGCCCGCGTCCGGCCCCGTCGTGCACGCCAAGGCCGCCCCCGAGCCGGCGCTCTCCGTCCAGAAGGGCCCCGTCGTCCAGCCCGGGCCCGCGACCTACGAGCAGGCGAAGCTCGAGGCGGCCGCCCTGTTCGAGCAGGGGCACCCCGCCTCCGCCGTCAAGGCCGCGCTCGAGGGCGCGCACCCCTCCTTCAAGGGCAAGCTGCCCGTCCAGTCCTGGAAGTCCAAGTGGGCGAAGGGGGATTTCAAGGTGGTCGAGGGCGGCAAGGCCGTCCTGAAGGGCCCCGC